CCTTACTTTTCATCTCTTCTTTAATTAAAGTCTCTGATTCATCTATCTCTTCAGTTAACCTTTTGATCTCTTCTTTGTTGTTTTGTATGCGAGCTACATGTTTTAATAAATCTTTCTTTAACTCAACAATACCATCTTCTCCAACAGGATAAACTATGTTAGCATCTGCGCTTGTAACAGGTGGATAATAATCTTTCTCTTTGACTCTTCTATCAAAATCTAAGACCCATTTCGCTAATCGATTATTAAACTCTTGTTTGCGTTCATATAAATAAATACGAAAGTCAGTACTTTGCCATAAAACAATAACTGCAGCCCAACTATAATTACCGCACTCCATTAAAGCTTTGGCTTGTAATACACCTCTTTCATCTTCAATTTCATCTCTACCATAATCTCTAGTGCATTTACATTCAATAACTCCCCATCCATCCAAAGTTATCTCTTCTTGTTCAGGCAACAATAACCAATTATGTGATTTATGTGTAAAGCTTAAATTTTCAGCATAACCAAGGCCATCTAACGAGCCCCAAATAGGTAAATCATCGTGTTTTATAGGTTCTTCTATATCTACCTCAACAGATTTTAATCCAAGCATTCTACCTGCTTCTCTTATAAGCTCAGGCTCAAGTACATCACCCATTCTTTGGGTAATTGTTTGCTCCCATTGTTCTGGCTGTTCACCGTTGTGTGCTTTTATTGCTTGATCTAATAGTTCATTTTGAGTTTGCCAATGTGAAACACCGGCAATAACACAAAGCGTACTACATGTAGCAATATCGTATGGAGTTTTTTTACCTACCATTCTTCACCATGATCTTGTTCATACATTCTTACTAATTCCTCAAAAGTATGCGGCGATTCCGTTTTCTTAACTGATCCATCGTTATAATGTACTTCTCTTGAATCATCATTGTAAGTACATTCGTAATAACCATCACCATAACGTGTTTCAACATAATGTTGTTTTATAACCTTTGACCACTTTTCGATCTTACGTTTAAGACTTTGTAATGCTACCATTTCAGTATATTCAGTCATAACTAACTTGATAACTTATTAGGTGCAGTTTCACCTATTGGATATTCTCTAATATGAGATGTCATATTACGTTCATAATCTCTCTCAACTCTAGCTACAGCTTCAGAACGTGTACGATAGCGAGCTGTTTTCATAAGCTCGCCATGTCTTCCCATTTGTGGGACATAAGTGTAAATGTAATACATACTCATGATGCTACCTTCTTTTTATTTATTTTTTTATATGTTCCATTAGTAAATGGATTAAAGTTTTTAGGATTACCTTCTTCGTCTAAAATATACTCGCTAGCAATTCTGCCATTTATTTTAAATAGATTTATATCCGAACCTAAACAACTGTTTAACTTATATATTTTGTCATTCTTTATTGCTTGGCAAATACCTTTTAATTGATCGTGTACAGATGAAGTATTCGTTCCTGCCCACTCATATTTAGACTTCAAAACAAGCCAGTGAGATACTGTTCCATGACCAAAAGCGCCATTGTCTGACCAACAACTATCCCAATGCACCATCTCTTGGTTTGAGTCTAGTAATTTAATAGCTAACTTATTAATAGTTTTATTCATATTTTTTTCCTCCTCAAAATAAAAATATAATTAATACTGTTCTATTAGACCATGTTTTTATATAGAAGTAAACAGTTTTAGATATATAAATGTTTGTATATAAAAGGTAAAATAGATGTGAGGCTGATACCCACTTATATTCTTCTCCCTGGAATTAAGTAACCCTCCTTACTTATCAGCCTCATCTAATAAAGGAATTCTTCTAGGATAACTACTTAAAGCTTTAAGGGCTTCATCTAAACTTTGAAGTTCAATACCTTCTGTAAGGTGCTTGTCATAGAAGACGTAATAGTTCTGATTGGACGAATTGGCTCTGAAAATGATTCTTTTGCTAGGTAAAAAAACAAAAGCAATAATATCATAATGATATTCTTTATGTGAGTCAGCCTTGCTCCTGTGACTCTCACAGGCAAATGTATACTTATTTTGTTGTTCACTTCTATTCCTAGCCTTGACTTGTACTTTGTATAATGAGTTATTGCCAAATTCAACAATGAGATCAGCAGGGTGACCTTCGCAGGTTTTATAACAGAATAAGGCGTGTTCTAAAAGAAAGGATTGTACAATGGATTCGCCTAGTTGGCCTAATCTTTTTGCTGTGTTTTCTTGTTCGTGTGATTTTTTTGGCATTTGGTTAGTTGGTCCGCATTAAACAATGCTCTCCTTCCTACCTGTTTAGCATATTTAGAATCAAGTAATTCTTCTGCTGCGCATTCCCATTCACCTAGCTCCATGTAAGCTCTAGTTTTGCGAAAACTCATAAATGTATTTATTCCCATATTAAATACTAAATCAATACACACGTATTGCGCATCTAATGGAAAAGATCTCCATATTTCCCATGTTTTATCGAGAGTATTAATAACTCGTTGTATATCATTTCGAAGAAGGAATAGCGCTTCTTCTTCTGTGATACCCACCCCATTAGTATCAATGTTACGTCCTACTCCTAAAGTAGTAAAGCCGGCTGGACATAAGTAAGAGTGAAGCACCATTCCCTCAAACTCTATAAGTCTTTTTTGAATTAAATCTCTATCAAAATGTTTATCTTCTTGATGCATATAAAGGTACATTATTTTAATTGTAGTGGTTTATAAACAAAGTAAGTTGCAAGTAGTCCAGATGCTATTGCTGTTAATGCAGCTTCACCAAATACACCAGCAAAGTGAGATGGGTGAATCATTAGATCACCAACAAAACAAGCTGTTGCAATTGTTACTCCATGAAACCATTTCTTATCTTTGTATTTTTTAAGAACAGTGTAGCCAAGTAACACAGCACCAAAACCTGCAATAATTCCTGTTTTGTTTGCTTTAATCCAATGGTCAAATGTAAGAGCAAATAAATTGCCTTGCACCATCATTGGGAAACAGACATAACAAGCCTGCTGCCATTTAATAAAAAAGTCTTTTGCTATTTGTTTCATTATTTATCTTTTTTATTACTAGAACCAAAATAAAAAGATATAACTGCTGTAGCTATACCTGTTAATGATCCGATGATCAGCATTACTATATCGTCAGATGCATCATCAATAGGTACGGCTGTTATAAAAAAAATATATGCCATAAAACCAAACATTGAGACTAATCCTAATACTTTAGGTGTCCAATCATTGCTAAATTTTTCTCTTGCATCTTTAACATCTTCTGTTTCTAATCTAAAAACATCTACATCAAGTTCTCTCATACGTACTTCAAAATCAGTTTCTGCTTTTTTTAGCTCAATCATTTGTTCTGCTGTAATATTATTCATAGCTTGTTCTATAGAATTTTGATTATTAGGAACACCTAAAACTTGACTTAATATTTGTCCTGCTTGACCACCTAAAGGTCCTCCAATAGCTGCACCAAGGGTAGGTGCTAATGAACCGAGTATAGATTTTAATTTTTTCATGTAATTGTTATAAGAGTAAGAATAAATCCTAGAAAAGTAAGAGCTATAGTTGCAATACCTCCTAACATAATATTTCTTATAAAATTAATATCATTGTCAAGCTTTTCTAATTGCTTAAAATTAGTACGCCAACGCTCACTGCACTCAGTTTCATGTCGCAAAAGCTCATGATGTACAGATGAAACTGTTGGCTTCGTAGACATTATTTTTTATAAAATGATTTTATTTCTTCTTTGTGAAAATATGCAAAAGCAATAATAGTTATACTATTAATAATAGTAAGTAATTCAAACATTATTCAGATTCCTCTGTTTTTGTATCTTCTAGTGTTTCCACCTCTAAGCTACGTTTAAAGTCTTGAACCAAGTAATTTTTAAAACGTGAAAGCTTTGCATGACTTTTTTCAAGCCTTTGTAATTCAGGCACAATTTCATTTAGCTCTACTGCGATAGGTAATTGCTCCTCATTCAAATCAGACGCCCTGTAAGGTACATCATCAAATGTGATGATGATTGGTTCTTCTTTTTTGCTCTCTTCAGTCATAGTTTTCTCCTAATAAATAATTATGCACTTGGTGGGTTTGGAAACTCGCCTAATGGTCTAACAGGTGGTTCAGCATCGTTGTAAACATACAAAGCTGCTAACTCATCGACTGTGGTACAAGCATTAATTTTGCTTTGCATATCTGCTGCTGTGCTTCTGACATCAGTTCTAAAAGTAGACCAATCAGCAGGAATAGGTGTACCAGCTTCCTGTTCTCTGACCACATACCAATCATTAGGCTGAAGTAAACCATAGGCTTGATTGATAATCACTTGATTGTGATTCCATTTAAGACCATGAGTTACATCACCAGTATCAGGATCAGTTGTATCATCTAAAGGTTTAGCAGTTGCCACACCGTATGAAGCTGTTACAACGCCATCTGCAAAGTCAAAGCTTTGATTGGTGTTGATGTAATAAGATGGATTTTTAAAGTTGCTGTTATCTACAACTACTTCATAAATGCCTATTGCTTCAAGTTCATCGCTAGACCAAAGCATAAAGATATTTTGTGGATAAGATACATCCCCAATGGTTATTGCTTTAGGTCTGGTGTAAACCTGAGTTACTTGATTGTTTTCTACTAATGCCCACATATTAATTCCTATTATATATTATCTTGCTGTTGTTGGTATACCTGTTGATGTTGTGAATGGATTTTCTGCAAATGCCATAAAGATGTATGTATTGCCACTACCATTTCTGTTTGCGGATGTGTCTCTTTGTTTAAATCCATTAGACAATAAATCTACATTGTTACCTGTAAGCTCTGCTCCATTGGTGT